ACAAACTCATCGACGGTACTTGCTTCGCCGTCAATAAACGCGATACTATCAAGCGTACAGCCTATACCGGCATCATCGATATAGAAGGCTTTGACACAAGCAGTGACGCCAGACTGTATCCTGATGTTCTTCATTGTAACACCGGCAGCGTCAATAGTAATCTCGTCAGTGTTGTCGTTAAGGGTCAATAGCGGTCGAGCATCGCCTTCACCTAAACCGATAAAGGAAACATTGGCGACGTTAATAAGAAGGTCGCCTATTTCCTCATCGTGCCCATCAGCAATATAAACAACATCACCAGCACCACAAGCAGCTTCGGCAAGTGCGACAGTAACATAAGCATTTTCTAAAGTCAGACCCGAACCATCTCCGGATGTTCCACTATCAATGTAGCGAATAGTTCCGGCACAACCCAACATCGTCTTATCGTCAAGGTTGAGCTCCTCTGTGCGGAAAACCCAAATGCCGTCGCCTGTCGTTACCTTTGCAGTGAAAGCGGCATTGACCGTAAATGTACCAGTTGACGAAACATAGTCGATAATATCCCAAGTCTCGCCTTCGGGGGCAGTTCCGACACCAGAGATGTCTAACATGCACCTTAAAGACCATCCAGTATTGAAGTAGTCGTTGCCAAAACCGGCCAAAGTCGTACATTCCACTATAACAGTAGAGGCAGGGTCGCTTGTAGCTGATGCAGCAAAACCAGTAGCGTCTATCGAAGCTATCGCAGCGCTAATGCCTGTCAGTGTAGCAGGCAAAGTCGTACCCGTATCGACCTCAATAGCATCTATATTACTCTGTGCCGTTGCTAACGCTGTAGCCGTAGCGCCTGCTGTTGCTGAACCGAAGAGTATTGTCTGTAGCTCGTCTGTAGTATCCCACAATGCCGTGTCCGCCAGAATCGCATCGAGGTCGGTCTGGGCAAGAACAAAATCGGCAAAAATACTGTCACCGGCAGTTCCAGCGGCATCGCCTCTATAAGCGCCGAACATACTCTCGTATGTCCTTGTCTCGACATTCTCGGTCTGCATGAAGATATTGTCAGGCGATACGAACATAGCATCGCCAACAGGCGCGAAAGTAGCCCCGTTGCCATAACAGGTATTACCAATTACATCTCCGGTAGTTGAAGCGTGAAACGCCATAGTCTTACCGGCTCCGGCGTCAAGGTTGTTAATTCTGTTGTAATTGACCCTTAAACCAATAGATGCCGCCGTACTGCCATCAATTACATAACCAGACCAATCGCCATAAAAATCATTGTCAATAATCTCTGAGTAGTCAGAACCACCTTCGAGACTAATTGCGACAGAATCCGTGCCAGTTGCTATCCCGATAAACTTACAACCGGCAATAGTTCCTTCGTCAGCATCAGCGGTAACGGTAATCATCTTCAATAGTTCTTTAGTCGCAGAGGTTTCCCTGAACTCGCAACCGAGAATACGATAACCATCGCCATCGGCAGTAATGTCAACTGCTTCCGTTATACCGTTAGTATAGTTGCCCGAGATTCTCAGATTGAAAATCGTTACGTCAGCCGCACTAATTTGAATAGTGGCAGCCGCCGTAGTTATCAGGGACACCGTAGGCATATCCTCGCCTTCGCCAAGACAATAAAGAGTCATACCTGCGCAGTCAAAGTCTATGATAGCGGCAGATGCAGCGTTTTCGGCATACCCAGGCATAACATAGACTATATCACCGGCATTGGCAGTACACAGGTCTATGCCCTCCTGTATCGTAGCAACAGCAGCAGTTACAGAAGTACCGGCACCGGCGCTTGATACATCGGAATCTACATAGTAAATTGTGCCAGTACCGGTCTCACCGCCTACTTTGCCCTCAACTTCGGTCATAAAGTTCATAATCGGGTCGTTTCTGCCGGCATTAAGAGCCGCAGAACGGTATTTTTTGTAGTTATCAGCCCCGTATGTAAGGCCGAAAACCTCGCTTGCCATACAAACGACAAGCGCCAAAATTATCAAAACTTTTAGCTTCTTCATTGTAAATCTCCTAAAATAATGGGGTTAAGACGTACTAACCAATTTTTTAGCCTCGGCTATGGCGTCAGCCTTTGCTTTAGCGCTGGCCGCGTTTCTTGCCTCGACTTCTTTAATGGCCTTCTTCTCAGCGTCAGCTTTAGCAATCAATGTTTTCGCTTTGGCAATAAGGTCAGCCCTTGCCTCAGCACGCGCCTTTGCCTTAACCTTCGCTTCGGCCTTGGCATTAGCCGCGTTTTTCACCTTTGCCAACTTTGCCCTCTGTGGGGCAAGTATCGAGTTGATTTCGTTTATTTGCTCTACCACTTCATCTAAACAAGATTTTAGACTAGCGGGAGTTAAACCTTTTACCTTGTCCATAACTATCTCCTAAAGTAACTTTTCAAAAGAGAGCGCCCTGTGAAAGGATAGGAAACGGGGCGCTCCCAATTACAATTGACCTACACCGTTGTTCCAGAACCAGCCGAAGCTACACCAGGTACTGTTACATTCGATACTGTTTTCATTCGATGAGATTCAGTCGGAGGCTCGGTTGTTGACAATGAAGCGTTAATCGAAACATTTGCATCGCCATTTCCGTCTGCCAAAGTTGCCATTAAACCGATATAGACAGAATCAGTATCAGCTAAACTTTGCTCGCTTCTGAACTCCCTAATCAACTGGGGAAGCATTTTACCGACGTTGATGGCGGCTATACGTTTGCCCGCCGCCAAAAGTCTCTGGTCGGTTGCCCCATCTGTGCCGGTGCCGATAAGAACAGAGCAGACTTCCTTGTAAGTTGTAAGGGCTACTGATGTCGCAATACGAAGACTGAAAGTGTAAGTGCTACTGCTGCCACCGTTACCGTCATTTTCTGTCTCAGTATGAATCGTCAGCCATACGTCTGTTGGCCCGATACCAAGAATAGCAGAAGCCATTATCTGGTTCGTAGAAGCTGCGGCGCCGGCTACTAAGTCCTGTGCCACACTTAACTTCCCTAATGTTGGAATTATCATTTTTTACTCCTTAATTAACTTTTCAATTTGACTTACTTACTCCGCTACGACAACGCTCTCGCCGGAACCAATAACCTTGTTAAGAGCATCCATCCGGCAGATTATGATGTTGTCGCCTATCATCGGAAGCTTCGAGCGATAGATGTTGTCATCCGACTTATAGACCATCAGCTTATCGTTGGCCGAAATAACCAACTTCGCATAAAGTCTTTCGGGACACATCAATAACCAGGGCGAAGGAAGCTCGGTGACTTGACCGTCCGCTGTCACCTGCATACTTCCACCTGTAGGAGCATCGACAATACTGGCCTCGATAATCGTATTGATTAAATCAACGCCGGGAAGGTCGCTAACGCCGCAAGGCACGTTGCAGATACGCTTTAAGGCTCTCTGGTCGCGAATATAGATGCCTTTCTGCACCATGAACTCAATCATAATGTTCCATCTATGCTCGTCAGCATTGGTTCCAAGACCGGTCTCCAGCTGCTCACTTTTGTCATCCTGCTCTATTCCGAGTGTGGGGTGATTCGGGTTGTAGAGCATGTGCAGAGTGTCGACGCCGGGCTTCATTAGCCAACAGCTTCTAAGGTCACTGCCTGAACCACCTACGCTCCAGGTAAACTTGTTATCGTACGTAGCATAAGGCGTGCGTTTCATCAGCCCGACAATACCACTTTGATTCGGTGCAGTACTACCCTCTATCATGATTTTGGTTAGAGACTGGTTAAGCATCATAACGTGACCGATTTTTTCAGCCTTAAGAAGCTGTTTGCCGATTTCCGGCTTTTCAGTTGTAAAGGTGTCTGTCGGAGCCTGATAGGTGGAACGTATCGTGCATAACGCCTCCACGACCGGTTCTCTTTCGGACTTCGAGGCTTTCCAACTACCACCGACATCGACTAAATAACCGGTAGGCAGTGAAATAGTCCTTAAACCATGATGGGTAAGACCATTATTTGCGGGAAATGCAGGCGTCAGCCGCGAGAAATCGTCCCGCTGGGCAAGTGCATGTACTATCGAATCTACGGGGGAACCGTCAGGCAGTTTCATCTTCAAAACGTCAAAGATATTGCCTGTGGTTGCATGAGATAATGTTGCCATTAGTAAATCTCCTAAAAATAATTTTAATTTTCAGAACAAAACTATTTTCGGAGAAGTTGTCTCTTACGAGGCTTCACCTTGCACTATAAGCCGTACATAAAGCTCGCCGTCTTTCCGGCTGCCACAAGGCACAACCAACGGTTATGTTGTCTCGTTTTTTTGTAAAAGAGCATTATCCGCTTTCGCGGGTGCTTATTTTTTACTCCAACCTAAAGCCTGATAAGTTTTAGAACCCTCATCAGGGTCTTTTGCAGCTACCGGAGAAGTGCCACTGCCAGGCGGTTCGGTCGAACTCGAAGCAGCCAGCGGAGCCAGTAACTTCAGCATTACCCTCGCCGCTACAGGGTCTTTGGTTAGTATAGTATCAGCCATTACTTCGCCGACTTGTTCATATTCTTCAGGTGTAATACCACTATTTTTAATGGCCCTGCGGAGAAGCTCCGACTGTTCCTTAACTTTCGCCTCACTACCGAAGTGAGCTATTAACCCCTCGTTAGTCTTCGTAGCCGCATCAAGTTTGCCTCGTAGCGCATAATTCCGAAAGTCAGTATTGTAAAAGTTGATAAACTCCTTAACAGTCCCTATCGGAATTTTCTTATCGACTGCGAACTTTTTTATCATACTTCCGAGATTTTCGTCTACCGCCACACCTTCAGGAAGTCCGGCCTTTATGTCGAGAGCCGCTAACGCCTCGACATTTGCAGCCGTTTCGATACCCAGGAGTTTATGTGTCTTTGACGTAAAATCAGCCCGCGTATCGTCGTCCGGCAATTTGTCAAGCGATTCAGGCAGCTTAAAAGGCTTCCCCGCAGTCTTTTGAAGCTCCATATAGCCAACAGACATATCGTCCTGCGTAGCAAACTTACTCGCCGCCGTCTTAAACGCTTCCCTGTTATCGTCCGTTATCAATTCGTGTTCGAACTCGTCTGACCAGTGCTCGCTCATAATTATCCTTTCTTAATAAGATTCTTTCAGAAATATCTCGAATCGCGTTATCAAAAACTTAGACGCAATCTTGTCCTCATTGATACCTTTTACCGGCTTGAAAGTTGTCGTCTTGACAATCTTGACCGGCTTCTGTTCACCCCACTTGCGATTTATTTTGCGCAGTTCGAGCTGTAAATTGTTGCGGTCGAACTGGTCCCTGTTCCTCATCATAGACTTATATTCCAACCGCGACTCGAACTCGAATTTGTCAGGCATCTCCTCCTTAATAACTACAGGCTCAGGTATATTAACCTGCTTCGGTTCTGCGTCAGGATTACTTCGAGGCGAAATGCCGTCACAAGCTTTCTTCAGCGCAACTTCGTCAGTATAAGTAGCTATCATCGCGTCAGACATTCCAATCTTTCTGGCTCGCTCGTAAAGCGGAGTAGCCTTATTAGCTTTCTTTGCCATAACTATCCGTTCCTTTGACTTATCTGTAAAATTAAGTGTGCTATTCTAAACAAAAACCGCTTCTCTCGATCGACCGGCTTATACAGTATAAAGTCAACCATCCCTTTTAAGAACTTTCGCTCGTCTCCCCTAATCATAAGCAATACCTCTTTCAAAGCGGCATTGTGCAAAGCTGTATCGTCCGGCGTCCGAACCGGAACAAATATATGCTGCAAGCGATGAGCAAGAACATCCGCACCGGCTTTCGTGTACATCTTAAACAAACTTCGACCCGTATCACTCATTCTGCGCAATACCCGCTAAAATACTCTTCTCGTCTATCGGAGCAGTAAGAGACTTGGAAGCCTTCGCCATCTCGATAGCATTCTCGAGCTGCAACTGCTTCGCCTTCGCCTCGTTATCCGCCCGGCACGCCTCATCCCACTCGTCCTTCGGTACGATATTCTTCTGCGGAAAATCAAGAGCTTCGTTCATATCGTTCGCCGTCTCATACCAGCGATACATAAGACTCAACTGGGGATTTATCTGCATAAGAGGCGCGACCGCTTCTATGGTCGCCTGTATAGGCTGAAGAGTCTGAGAAGCCTTTTGAGCCTGTGCCAATTGACCGATAAACACTGGCCTTACACCGACACGCCTCACTAACCGACCAAGCGCGCTAGCTATCACATCGGTTATATTTGCCATTACCCAGGGGTCAAACGGACCACGACCAGCCCTTACCTCGACATCCATCATCCGTGCATCTATAGTCTCGAGATACCTGCTGTGTGTCTCAATCGCAGGACTGAGTAAAGTGGCTTTCTCACCGACCATCTGCCATACCTGCGTGGCCGTAATCGGCTGCTTCTTCAGCATCGCAAGGTCAGTGAACATCTGGAATTTATCTGCATAAAACCACCGCTTCAAAGCATCGACCTTAAGCTCCATCAAATCCTTGCTAAAGTCAAGACCACTAACCCTGTCAATTAGTTTCGGCGGCCTGTCGTACTCTTCCTTCGACCCGAACATCTCGCCTTCCGGCGATAAATCCACCTTACCCCGCATAGTATCGAGAGCAATATATGCCCTTCTATTGACGTTTTGAACGTCCTCGAGGTAAGCCTTGTCTATCTCCTGCAAGCTCATACAATCCCAAATTGCATACCAAGCCGGAGTCCGACTCGAAGCCTCCCACGGCTTCTTATCGAAATTCCAAACCGCAAAAGGCTGACTAAAATCGCCTATGGTCTCGTTTAACGGCGTATTCTGCTTGTCCTTATCAGTAAGCTCGAGAAAATAAACCGAAAACCAAGACCAATCACCCACAGGCTTCTTAAGCCCATCTCCCTCCCAAATAGGGTCTGTCGCCTTAAAACAAGCCTTATAAACGGTAAATACCCTGTTCAACTCCCCTCCATCTAACGCAGTATTGACTCCGATGTTCAACTTTGCCCTTCGCCGCGTGCCCCGCTCGTCATCATTCTTAACAAACGTATCAAAAATCTGTTTAGCAGTCCAAGTCTTGTCCCGAACAATAACACCCTCTTCCTTGTTGAATTTATCATAGTAAATCCGCACAGTCGTATAATGCTGAGGCATCCACATCGTCTTCTCTTCGAGTATGTTCTCCTCGCCGAATATAATGGGACTGCCAGTTGTTAAACCGTCATGCGTAAACTGAGGCTGAACGTCGTAAAAATTAGACCGCTGATAAACATCAGACATATATTCCTTGATGTCCTGCGTCCAGATGTCAAGCTCGTCAACACCCTTTAACTCGAATTGCTCCATCATGTACCGAATCCAGGGTATATTTTTCGATACCAAAGAACCCTGAAAACCAGTCGCCATCATCCGAGAATACCACGGGCCGGAACCATTATAAATTTCCGCGCCAACGAGATTACCTCCATCATCCGTTTCGACCACCTCATCACTGCGGAATAACTGGGTAATAGTACCGCGATTGCGGTTTACTTTGCCGTAGTCGCCGTCCTTCTCTTTCCAACGGTCAACTATTCGATCGTAAAGTGTCTTTTTCTGCCAAGCCATATTACTTTCCTTCGGGCAACAAAAGAGGCGGCAATAAGAGGATAGGCTCCTATCAGCCGCCTTGTTTGTTCTTGCGTAGCCTCAGACCCGCCGGCCCTTAGCTAATCCGTATTTACTTGTTATTCACCCGCCTAAACCCAATAAACCAGGCTTACTCAAAGTCGGCTCCACATCCCAGTCCCGCGTTAAAAGAGAGGCAAAACGCTTCTGCCTATTCTTCTTCGCCTCAGCCGATAACTGCTCGACAGGCTTCGCCGTCTTCTTAGCAGGAGCAGGAGCCGCCATAGAACCCATACCACCACCACCACCACCCGAAAAAGCACCACCGGCAGCCATACCGCCAACAACCGCACCACCAACTACGGCTATTGTTATCGGGTCATCGCTCGTTGTGTCCACGCCTTTGCGTCCTTTCTGCTCATGCGTTAAAATTTTTCCTGTTTTTCTATTCCCATTCTATTCCCATCTAACTAATTGGCCTCTTTAGCCCTGTAACGCCTACTTGCATCCCTGTTCGCCACTTGTCCTTATCCTTATACGCCATTATCTCCGACCAAAAAGCTGTCCCGAACACTTACTGTGAGTCAAAAGGTCATTACGATAGGCTGTAGACTGACCGTAGTTTTGATATCGAACCCTAGGACGTACCCGTTTTACAGCCCAAACACCCATAATAAAGCTATCCGCCTCGTCCGGCGAAGAACCTAATCGCTCTTTTATCGCATCTTTCGGCTCAATTATTATCTTGCCGTTCCGAAAATCATAACAAGGAACAGTAAGCTGCTTCCGAAGCTCAGGACTCATCTTCCGGCAACCTATCTCACCATGCGCAAAATGCTCACCAACCATCCACCAGGCCTCAGCCCGCAAATTATAGAACTTCTCGGGATTTTCCGCCTTATTCGATGAGTTAAACGATATTACCCTCCGGCCTGACTTGTGCAATTCGTCCACTACACCGCCGCCTACACCTATCTCGTCAACTACAATCTCACAGTCACTGTGCCGCTTCGACAACTCCACCAATGCATCCGAAACAGCAGTAGTGCGGCTTGAGACCATCTCTAACCGCTCAACTATCTCTGTGCCCTCCAAAACAAGAGCTATCGTTTTATCGTCCCCGAACCGCGCTACATCACAGCTTATAACCTTTCCCATAAAAAGACTCAGCATCCTTAACGCCCGTTCGAGCCAAACGTCCCGAATAACCTGATTCACGCCCTCTATACCACTCCAGTCGCCGTATAAATACGCTCGTAGCAGCTCCGGTCTGTGCTTAAAAGCATCCTTGAGATTGTCAATATACGCCTGGCTGCAATAAGGATTGTCCGTAGGCAGGGCACTAACAAACCTACGAGACTTCGCCGGATTCTCTATGAACTCGTCTTTCAGCCAACATATTCTTGGGTTGGCCGTAAACAGCCCCTTGCCGTCTACAGCCTTGTTCTGCACGACTAACCGCCCGAACGTAGCCGCCCGAAGCAAAGATATGTCGTCTTCGGTCGTCTCTTCAGCCTGGTCAATCGCAAAGAACGCATACTCAGCTGAATTGAACTTGTTAATCGTCTCACGGTTATCAAGCCCGCCCGTGTGCAGTTTAACACGATTGTCAATGATAAGCTCGACAGGCTTACCCCTCGCAACGTAGCCATTCGCCGGAATAGTCTTGAACCACGTCTCTAACGTAGTATCGCTGAAGTTTTTGGCTACCTTACGACCTAAAAAACCTATCGGCAAAGGATTATCGCTTTTGGGTATCTTAAACTTATCAGCAAAGCTAAGAGCAAAAGAATACGACCATACACACAGGAACCAACTTTTGCCCCCGTATTTGGCGCCACCAAACAGGATTTCCCGGATGTCCGGCTTCTCCAAAAAATCCCAAGCCCTTGTCTGCTTCGTAGTTAAAACAGGGTTAAAGCTCATCTGTCGCGTTTTTTGCATAAGTCTTAGTTACATTTACGGTCAATGATATCAGGCCGTTACCACTGGGAACTAATTCCTTCCGGTCAGACTGCGACAATTCGTTCTTGCCGAGGAATATAGCCATCGCAGGGTTAGTTAAGCACTGCTTATTTTGGGCCTGGCGGAGCCATAACTTGCGCTCTGCTCGCTTTTTAGTTAAAATCAGTTGAATATCTTTACGAGACTCTAAAGTTGGCCGTGGTATTCCCATATTAGAAGCAATGGTGCCAGTCTGACAACCCGCAAATGCCATTAGCTCCATCTCTTCAATTTCTTCGGGAGTAAATAATCTCTTTGGTTTACCTACTTTTCTCTTTCCTTCAGCCATTTAGTTAGCTATCCCAACATTAGTTCCCCAAGTCGCGGTATTAGCCGCAGCGTCCGTTACCGTTCCAAGAAATAAATTGCCGTCATATAAAATATCACCGACGTTTGGGTCGTAAACCGTTATCGTGTATGTGCCAATACCCATATTGTCGGTGAACAAAAGGTTGTCGGCCTGGTCGACTGTTATACTTCCGCCATTGGTTTGGACACCGGTTATCTGGGCCATTGCCAAAGTCTTCGCTGCGGCACCCCGAACAGTTATATCACCAGTTGTCATAACATTAGAAACTTGTGCCCTAACACCTGTCCGCCCGTCTTCATCGATTGTCATAGCACACTGGAGAATAATATCAGATACTTTCAAAGCCGCACTGTTGTAGCCTGCATTAACAAGAACAACTCCATCACCACTATGCCTACCACCGAGGATATTTACTAAAACACCTCCTTCGATTATTCTATTTGATTTCCAATACCAATTCCCGCCCTCGATAGTTACTCGTGACCCATTAACTATGTCCGCTTCTGAAAACCTGCAATTGGTTGCTTGGAAGTCTGCATTACCCATATAGTAAAGATAAGCACCTTGCACATTACTAATCCTAAGATTCAAATCACCGGTTCCGGCCTTGCAATAAAAATCTTCAATGTATGTATTACTTATCATTAAAACGCCATCGTTGCCGGTAACGTAAAAATAACTGTCGCTACTGGTGTCTCCTTCGATTCGAGTATTAGAAAAGCCGTTCGAGGCAATAAGATTCGTAAGGCGCACCTGGTCTGTACCTGCTGTTCCGCCTACAAACTCACCATTATCTTCAATCTGCCCACCAGTCCAATAGAACTCCTGCAAACTATCACCCGATAGGCCATAGCCCTTGTTCTCTTCGGACCAGCAGCCCTGAAAATTCGTGTCGTGGCAATTATCGATAGTTATTCCGTTAGCATCGTTCCGGTGAAAGAAACAATCAGTAACCCAGGTATTATCATAGCCTTCATTCGCATCCTGGGTTCTGTCCATAAAGAAACCGTTCCCACCGTTTTCGCTCGATGTAACGCCACTCATTCGGAAAAAGTCAATATCCTCGATATGGATTCCGTCGCCCGATGAACTATTGCCAACAATAATAAACTCTTTTAGGGTAATGTAATTACTGGCAACCGAATCGGTAGCGTTAATGCACTCAATAGCATTTTCGTCACTCGTACCAGCTTGATAGATAATCGTTGACGGGCCTGAACCCTCCAATGTAACGAAATTCTTGCCCGATAAGTCTATCGCAGCCGCCAGAGTAAAAGAACCCTCCGACAAATATACCTTGCCACCTTGATTTTTCTTCAACACCTCGGTCGCGTTATCGCTTGAGACGGGAACATTAACATCCTGCACCCCCAAAAGAGCGGCAATAGCCAGGTTTATCTGAACTTCATCGGCTACACCATCACATCTATAATCGGCCTGAGCCTTACTCTTGGCCGTTGCGTCCGAAGCGGCAATAACGAAAGTAGCCGTCCGTGTGGGCACAGGCTGAATTCTGCCCCGCAAACCCAATGCCATAATGGGCGTGAGCAAAATGGTTGTAAATATAACTACGTAATACCTGGCCATTGTTCGACCTCGCTTTCTACACTACCCCCCAAAATCAGCAGAATCGCC